GACTTCGAGCGAATGAAGCAGAGTATGTTGGAGGACGCAGAGAAAAAGGGTCTAACCGATAACTATAATTTCATGACAACGCTTGACCGGTACACGAAACAGGTCGAGCTTATCAATAAACTGTCTGCCGTGATTGAACGAGATGGCGAACTGGTCACGAAAACGTATGTAAAGGACAGGGAGAACGTCTGCATCCATCCCGCACTGAAGGAAATGAACAACACAAGCAACGCGGCCAACAATACGGTATCGACGTTGCTGAAGATCCTCCAGGCTACACCGGTGAAGGAGGATACGGACGCGCTGGATGAGTTCAACGCATGAATTACATATTCCAGTACTATCAGCAGATAAAGGACGGGTCCGTCACTGTCGGTGAGTGGACTCGTCTTGCTTATGAATATCTCGTCCACGGTTTAGAGCAAAAGGAATTCACATACGACGCAAAAAAGGCGGAGCGGGCAATCGCTTATATCGAACAATTCTGTCACCACGCTGAAGGCGCGCTCGCTCCTCAGCTGATCAAACTGGAGTTGTGGCAGAAGGCCTTTGTCTCTGCGATCTTCGGGATCCTGGACGCGGATGGTCTTCGTCAGTTCCGCGAAGTGTTCCTTGTTGTGGGACGGAAGAACGGAAAGAGTTTGCTCCTGTCCGCGATCGCTTCCTATTGCGCTTATGCGGATGGGGAGTACGGCGGACGCATCTACTTCACCGCGCCGAAGTTGGAACAGGCTTCACAGGCCTATGATGCTTTTGTGGAGACGGTGAAAAAAGAACCGGTCCTTTGGAAGAGATCCAAGAAGAGGCGAACGGATGTCTACATCGAGCAGACGAACACGACCATCAAACCATTGGCCTATTCAGCAAAGAAGACCGATGGTCTCAACTGTTCACTTGTGGTCGCGGATGAGATCGCATCGTGGGATGCTGCCGGAGGCCTTCGTTACTATGAGGTGCTGAAATCCTCACAGGGCGCGAGAAAACAACCGCTGATGATCGCGATATCTTCTGCCGGTTACGTTAACGAAGGCCCTTACGACGAGCTTTTCAAGCGTGCTACGCGCCTCCTGAAAGGTGATTCAAGGGAGAAGCGTTTCCTGCCGATCATCTATGCGATTGATGACATCAACAAGTGGGATGATATTAGTGAGTGGCCGAAGGCGAATCCGAACCTCGGTGTCAGCATTTCCGTGGATTATCTTCTGGAGGAGTTGGCCATCGCTGAAGGGTCCTTGTCCAAGAAGGCTGAGTTTATCACGAAGTATTGCAACCTCAAGATGAACTCCTCACAGGCATGGTTGTCCGTGACGGATGTTGAGGCAGCATACTCCGGAACGCCGATCATACCGGAACAGTACAGAGATTGCTATGCGCTTTGTGGGATAGACTTGTCCCGCACCACGGACCTTACGGCCGTGATGTTCCTGGTACAGAAGGACGGTATCATTCATATCTTTGGCGAATTCTACCTACCCGCAGAACGGCTTCAGGAAGCATCCGCAAGAGATAACCTCCCGTATGAGATATACGTTCAGAAGGGATTTTTGAAGCTCTCCGGCGACAACGTCATCGACTATCACGACTGTGAGGCGTACATCCAACGGATGATTCAGCAGTATCACATATATCCGCTCCGGGTGATGTACGACCGGTATTCAGCGCAATACCTGGTCAAGGCATTGGAAGCGGGCGGATGCGTGACGGATGACTGTTTTCAAGGGTACAACATGACACCGGCGATCCGGGAATTCGAAGGAATGCTGAAGGACCGCAGGATAGACATAGGAGACAATGACCTGTTGAAGGTTCACCTGTTGAACGCCGCCTTGCAGATGGAACGGCAGACGGAGCGGGTGAAGTTAGTGAAATACAACCAATACGCACACATCGATGGAGTCGCGGCCATCATCGACGCAATGATCGGACGCGGCAAATATTGGGAAGAGATTGGCCGACAACTGGTCAATGAGAGGTAACACATGAGTTTATTCGACAAGATTTTTCCAAAGAAGGAACAGGCTCAGGACAGACGGATCTATGAGGAGACCTACTTCAAAGGTCTCTCACTTTATGAACCGAGATTTACGTCTTGGGGCGGTGCCGTATATGAGAGCGAACTTGTGAGAGCATCCATTGATGCAGTTGCAAGGAGATTCGCAAAGGCGAACGTCAAGTTCACCGGTCCCGCTAAACCGGAGATGCAGAACGCGCTCCGCCACAGGCCGAACGGCTTCAACACCTGGTCGCAGATGCTTTATAGGGTGGCGACCATCCTGATGGCACAGAACACGTGCATCATTGCTCCGATCCTGGACAACAGGGGAGAGGTCAAGGGACTGTACCCGCTCCTCCCTGAAAGATGCACAGTGAAGTCCTACAAGGATGTTCCGTATCTGCGCTTTGAGTTTCAGCATGGACAGTATGCCGCCATCGAGATGAGTAAGTGCGGAATCCTTACCAGGAATCAGTACAGAAACGATTTCTTCGGTGAGAAGAACGTAGACGCATTACGGCCAACGATGGAACTGATTCACATACAGAATCAGGCGATCGCAACAAGCGTGAAGAACGCCGCGAGTTACCGCTTCATAGCACAACTTTCAAACTTTGCTTCTGACGGCGACCTTCAGAAAGAGGCTGACAGATGGACAGAGAAGAACCTTCGCCAGGGAAGCGGTGGCGTGCTTCTGTTTCCGAACACCTATAAGGACATCCGTCAGATCACGGCCACGCCTTATGTGGTGAGCGCGGATGAGCAGAAACTCATCGAGCAGAACATATACAGATACTTCGGTGTGAACGAGAAGATCCTTGAGAACTCCGCAGACGATGACATGGAGAATGCGTTCTATGCCGGGATGTTGGAATGGATAGTTGTGCAGACTTCCGAGGTATTGACCAACATGTTGTTCTCCGCCAATGAGCAGTCGCGTGGGTCCTACGTGGAACTGAACGCGAACCGCCTGGAGAACATGAGTCTGAAGAACAAGATAGAACTGGTGAAGGCCATGATCGACAGAGGTATCTTCCTTATCGATGATGTCCGCGCCTTGTTTGATTTGGATCCGATGCCTGACGGCAACGGACAGAAGACACCGATCCGCGGTGAGTACTACTTCCTGGAAGACGGAAAACCCGGACAGAATACAGAAACGGAGGATACAGATAATGCCGTATCTACCTGAACAAAGAGAATACCGCATGATGCCTCTCATGGAGAGCAAGGCAGAAGGCGAAGAGAACAAGTACACAGTCGAAGGGTACGCCACCACGTTTGATGATGCGTACCTTTTGTTTAACTGGGAAGGCACTGACTACTTTGAGACCATAGACAGAAACGCCATCGATGAGAACACCATCATGGATGATGTCATCTTCCAGTACGACCATGAAGGCATGGTCTATGCCAGGATGCACAATGGGACCCTGAAGTTGTCAGTGGATGACCACGGCCTGAAGATCGTGGCCGATTTGAGTAAGACCGCAGATGCTCGCAACATGTATGAAAACATTGTCTCGGGGAATGTTTACCAAATGTCGTGGGCGTTTGTTGTTGATAGTGACGAATTCGATAAGGACACTCACACAAGACATATCAAGCACGTGAAGAAGATCTATGACACGTCATGCGTGAGCATTCCCGCGAATCCGTCAACCGAGATCTATTCTGTTGCTCAGAGGCGAATCGAAGGAGTTCTCGATGAGCTGCGCAAGGAGAGTGCGGAGAGAGAGAAGAAGATCAAGACCCTAAAAATCCTTTTGGAGGCACACAAAAAATGAACCTCAAAGAACTTGAAGCTTCCGCACTGGAGGCTCGCAAGGCTGAGATCGCTTCCGAATGCGAGAAGGACGACGCAAATCTTGATGCGCTTCTTGAAGAAGTACGCGCCATCAACGAGGAACTTGAGTCCCGCGCAGCTGAAGAAGCGAAGAAGGCAGAACTTCGTACCTTAGTCGCCACCGAAGAAGTTGGCGAAGAGGTCGCAACAATTGATTTCACAGAAGAAAGAAAGGAAACTCCTGACATGGAAGTTCGTAACACCAAAGAGTACATCGATGCTTTTGCTAAATACGTTCGCACGGATGACGATCGTGAGTGCCGCGCTCTCCTTACAGAGAACGTAAGCGGCTCCGTTCCGGTACCGGAATTCGTTTATGGCATCATCGAGAAAGAACTGAATGATTCTCCCATCCTGTCCCGCGTACGTCACATGAACGCGAAGGGCAACCTCAAAGTTGGATTTGAGATCTCCACTCCTGCTGCCGGCAAGCACACCGAAGGCAGTGCAACAGAGATGGCCGAAGAGGCACTGACTCTCGGCATCGTCACAATGGTTCCGTCCACTTTCAAGAAGTGGGTGTCTATCAGCGACGAGGCACTTGACCTCCAGAACGGCGAAGCTTATCTGAGATACATCTATGGAGAAGTAGCTCGTGGCATCGTCAAGGCAAAAGAGAATGAGGTCGTTGCTAAGATCCTCGCAGCTCCTCAGGTAGCAGACGGAACTCATCCTTCTGTTGCAAAGACCGGTGCAGCTGCTGCTTTTGGCGTTGATGAGTTCGTGAATGCACGCGCACTGCTTTGCTCTGCTGCACGTGACCTCGTCGTCATCTGCACACCTTCCCAGTATGCACAGTACAAATCGGCCGCTATGGCGAACAGCTACGGCGTTGACCCGTTCGACGGTGCAACCGTTCTGTTCAACGACACCGTAACCGCTCCTATCATTGGAGACCTCAACGGAGTCATGATGAACGAGACATCTGACATTCAGATCAAGTTCGACGACAAGACCCTCATGACCAAAGACCTCGTCAGGATCCTCGGCCGTCAGGGCGCAGCGATCGAAGTAGTTGGCGACAAATACTTCGCAAAGATTTCTGCGTAAGTAAATCACAAGGGAGCGGCGTAACAACCGCTCCCGATTTCATCATAGGAGATCATTAAATGCTGACAACAACAAAACTGGCAATGCGCATCACAACGACTGCGTATGATGCCGAGATACAGAGGCTCATCAATGCGGCCGTCGCAGACTTAGGCATTGTGCTGACTGATGTTAATCAGACAGATCCTCTCTACGTCCAGGCGATCATCACTTACGTGAGATTGCACTTTGGGACTCCGGAGGACTATGACAATCTGAAAAGGTCCTATGATGAGCA